TTATCCCTCTTTTTGTTCATTACGCATTTCCCCTGTAATGTGTTTGGATAAAATCTCGTCCAAATTATCACTCACTGCACCATATTTTGCAAGAACTTTTTCGATCTCGCGCCGTGCAAGGTTTCGCGCAATGTCCGCACCGCGATCTTCGACAAGGATGAAGCGTAGCCTGAACGCCTTCTCTTTTTTCTTCTCCATGACCGCATCACCTGATGCCATTGTATGCGCTAGGGCATTTCCCGCTTTCCTGCTCACGCTTCATCCTCCTTCCCTTTGATAACCGCCAGATTTAGAGATAAGGCCAGCTTATAGAACGCCCGCCATCTAATCTTCGAATAGTACCCCTCGCTGATCGGCGGCTGGAATTGCTGCGTGTACACGTTGTAATCGGTCAGGTATTGCGCATCGGATGCTAGGTACCGCTCGGTGATGAGGAACCGCTCCATCCGTGGAAGCCGGCTAACGGCCCGCTCGATCCGCTCGCAATATGCCCGGCGACGTTCCTGTTCATCGACGTTGTGCAAGGCGATGGACGCTGTCTGGTCTGGTGTGACGTTCGTGCGGCCGCCTTCCCGCAGCTCGTAGCTGGCCGTGATCGATGCCTCGCGTTCGTCGAACGTCAGGTACTTATATAACCGATAGCGTTCCAGAGCCGCTTCGACGGCCTTCTGCGTCGCCTTGCGGTCCAGCTCCGGCAAGAAGTCGGCGCCAAGTGATAGTTGTTCCAAGATGAATCACCTCGCTCGGGAGGATAACCCCGGCCGGCGTGCAACCGGGGCATCGGTCATTATGGCGCGATTCACATCGGCAGATCGTCCTCGTCCGGCCATTCCGGTTCGGTGCCGACTCCGTCTTCGGGCTCTTGTCCAAGGTCGACGCCAACTTCGTAGGTGACTCCGTCGATCGTGACTTGATCCGGATCGTCATTCACCCGAACTGCGCCATCTCCGTCGACGGTGTACTCTACGCCTTCGCGCGGATCATCGCCGTAGTAGTAATCGATGCTCATCTGCGAGGCTTGCAGGTTCAGCGTTACGTTCCGGCCGGCGAAGCGGTACAACGGGATCGCCTTCTCTTCGCTGTCGCCTTTGATGTGGAACTTGAGCGCCGTCTTCTTGCTGTCTCGCTGCAGGCTTGCGAATTCTGCCATGATCTCGCCGGCGTCGCATCCTTCGATGTCCATGGTCACGATGCCGCCTGCAAGCTCGACAAGCGTCTGCGCACTCTCCAACTCGTCGCCGTTCACCTGGAATACCAGAACTTCCTTCTTGTCGTCCTTCTGCATCTTTTTGAAAAGCACGTTCAGCGTCGTTTTGCTCATGTCCAACCGTCTCCTTTTAAATGGAATGCCTCTGTGGGCTTCTGTGCGCCTTTCTGGCGTGTTCTGCGGTCGTGATAGGTGTTACTCTATGGATTGATTATTGCAAGCCTGTATGGGGATGTTACGAGGTTGTAACGGTATAGGTAAAAAATAAAGCCATTACCTGTTATTGATCTGCCCGATTACGCTCCGCACCAACTCATTATCCGATCGCGGACGGTAACGCCTTTCCTGATTGACCCGGATGTTCTTCTGGATCTCATCGCGAATCTTGTGGAGGCGTGGCAACCAATTCTGATGCTGTTTAACTAGCTCATACAGCGGCTTCATGATGAAATTCTGATCCTTAGCTTCGCGTCGTCTTAGTCGGTTCTCCTTGATCTGCATCGCCAGCTTGTAGCCTTGGACGCCTCCGAATTGCAGGAGCTCGACGACGTGCGTGAGGTCGGAGTGCTCATAGTCTCGGCGCTCTACTTCCGCGTCGTTCTCTTCGTAGAGTTGCGGCACGGCGGTAAAGATTTCGATCAGGGCGTCGATCGCTACCGCGGGGTCGAATTTTTGATCGGTCATTTCGGTTCCTCACCTCGCGGCTGTTTACTCGCAATAGGAACTTCGATTATTGCAGCTAACTGATCTAAGTTGAGGTGTTCCAATTTAGCTTCGATCGCCCCGCTTGAATCCCATTTGATTTTGGCGAGCTCACCGAACCCGTTCCGGAACAATTCAAGGTTGGTGCAATCTACTTCAAACGACTGGCCTGTTTTAAGATAGAATACGTATCTTTTCATCCTTGTTTCACCTTCTTTCGCTTCGGCTTTTTCTCGGTGGGGCTTCTGATCGCCTGCAAAACCTCTAATTGCTCTCTCGTAATCTGCATCTCGATATCCGGCGTGAGTCCGCGCGCAATCTGCGCCATAATGTATGCGTCGTTCACGTTGTGGTTCGGATGGAAAAAGGCAAATCGTTCACGAACTGCCGCCATGACGACAGCCTTCTTCTCTTTGTCCGAGAGTCGGCGTTTGCTTCCTTTCTCACCTGTCCAACTGGATACGCCGACAAACTTCTTCACTTGATCCGGGGCTACTTCCGTATATTTCAGGCCTCGCCGCCACAGCGCGATCCGAATGCCCCACCCGATGCCGCCGAGCTGGATGGCCTGCTGAGAGGCGAAGCCGAATCCCTCGATGCAGATCACATCGTCCGGCTGGACGAACTGCATCACCTCGCCGATCAGCGATGCCATGCGCTTCGGGTCCTTGTTGCCGACGCCGGTTAACTCCTTAGCGCGAAGGACGTTGCCGGCCTCATCCAGCGCAACGAATCCGGTTTTGGTGGAAGGGTCAATGCCCACGTAGCGAACCATCCGGCAGCACCTCCCCCATTTTCAGCCGCGACCACGGAATCAGCTTCGCAATCTTGAGATATTCAAGGCGCAAATTGTACTTCGCATTAACTGATCCGTTATAGTAACGCTGCGTCTCCGCTCGGATGACTTCATGATGGTCATCGCACAACGGCACCAGTGCCCATGTCTTTCGCGCACGCTTCGGGCATCCGGGATACTTGCATCCATCGTCAATCAATGCTCTCATCCTCCTTCACCATTTGGGATATGCCCGCCTGATCTTCTGCTGATTATTGCGATAGGGCTTTCGCTTCTTCGACTCGCGCCTCACGATCTCGTCGGCGGCGCGTTGGCGATCGTCCGGAGTAGCCATTTCATCATAAAAGGCGATTACATATAACTGCGGCAGCGTTGCGGCGGAGAAGTTCAAACCATCACCTCATTTTCAAAACAAAGTCAACTGCCTACCGGCATGCTCTTCTGCTACTGGGTTTATCCAGAGGACTTCCGTACGTCCCTGACCTGTCTCGATGATCTGTCGACGCTCTTCTCTCCGCCAATGCTGTAGCCGATCGTTATAGAGCTGATTGTCGTATCCGCTCAGAAAGGCCGGACCCGGGTGGTTATCCAAAGCTTCGAGAAGCTGCTCGTGATCGTCGTCCGTCATTTCGTTCGTGTAGATGGCGCCGTTCCGCGTCTTAGCCACGTATGGCGGATCCGCATAGATCAATACATCCTCCCGGGCGTACCTAGCAATGACATCCAGCGCCGGCCGCTGCTCGATCTGTACTTCCTTCAACCGTTCGGCAACCTCAGAGATCTTATAGGGGAGCTCGTTCCATTGCTTCACCCGGTAGGCGTCATCTGCAGTCGCCCGGCATTTCCAACCGGATATTGATCCAGTCTTCACGCGGATACTCTGCCAGCAGCGGACAAGGAACTTCCGGGCTCGTTCGAGCTCGTCGTCGCCCCCCCTAGGCCGGCTGCTGGTGTAAAACTCTTCACGTGCCCACGGCGTCCATTTGATGCCTCGTGCCAGTTCTAGTGGTTGATCCCGGATCACGCGGAACAAGTTGACCACGTCACCGTCAATGTCGTTTATCGTCTCGAGCTGGCTCGGTTCCTTGTTGAAGAACACCGCTCCACTGCCGAAGAATGGTTCGAGGTATGTTGTATGTGGCGGCATATGGCTGATGATCCATTCGGCGAGCGACCACTTGCTGCCGGGGTAATGAAGGATGCGGGAGACTTTCATGGTTTCACCTCAATCATCATCCAGCCACCCGGCGAGCGCCGCCGCCGGCTTTACTTGCTGCGGTTCTTCCGCCGCCGCGGGAACGGTTTCCGGCGGCTTCGACGGCTCCGCGCGCCGTTCTCCGTGCCCCGGATCCGACTCATCGAACGCCCAACCGAGGGTATTGTAATGCTCGCACAGCCCCGGGTACTCCTTGACCAACTGCCCACGGCGGTATCGCTGAACAGCTTCCGCGACGAAGTCATACGCCCGCATCAACTTTTCCTTGGCCGCCGGATCGAGCAGCGGGTCTTCCAGCTCTATCGATTTGCTGACCAGCCAGTTAAGCGACCGCTCATAGGCCTCTTCACTTTCGATGCGCTTTACGCTCACCCGTCGGCACCTCCTTCGGCTCCAACTCCACAAATCGCTGAATCCACCATTCGAATGCCAGGCGGAATTTCTTCGTGCCGATGTTCCGGCCTTTGGCGAATATGGATTGCACCACCTTGGCACTGCCATTCATCTCGTCCGTATCCCACAGAAACTCAACCACGTCCGCGTCTTGCTCGATTGATCCGGATTCCTTCAGGTCGGACAGCTTCGGCTCGTCCCGGCTTTCGCTGCTGCGTGAGAGCTGGGAGAGAAGCATGAACACGCATTTGAGTTGGCGTGCCGTTTGCTTCGCCGTAGTCGTTACTCGTCCGATCGCGGCCGCGCGAGTCTCGTTCTTCCGCTGGGGAATCTCCATGATCTGCAGGTAGTCGACGATGATCGCCGCCAGCTTGCCGTAACGCTTGCGGAACCGCCGCGCTGTCGCCCGGACCTCTTGGATCGTCACGCCAGCAGAGTCTCGGATGAAGATCGGTAGACGAGATACCTCGTCGTATGCGCGGTTGATGCGGTCCCATTCGTTGTCCGTGAATCCCTCTGTGCCGCCCTTGTTGATCAGTCGTCGATAGTTTACTTGGGAGACCATCGACACGAGCCTATCTATCAATTCGTTCCGGTCCATCTCCTGAGAGAAGATGAGCACCGGGCCGGCGTCTGGGTTGTGCTTGGCAATGCCGTAAGCGTATTGAAGCGCCTTGGCCGTCTTACCTGCTCCCGGACGCCCAGCGAGAATGAACAGCCATCCGCGCCACAGCCCGCCTGCCCACTCGTTGAACAGCTTGTAAGGGCTCAGCAGCTTCTCCGCCTTGCTCCTGATGTGCCGAAAGTAGTCATCCCGGGTGTCTCCGAGCCCGACCATCTCGGATTCCGCCGCCGGCCGTAGGTCGTCGACGAGGCTCTCAACGGCCGCGAAGTAGTCCTCGTCGCTCTCATAATCCTCGTTGGTCGCTTCGACGATCTTGTCCGCCAGCAGCCGGCCCCGCCGTTTATGTGCCCTCGACCGAACGATCTCGGCGTACGATCGAACATTAGAAGCGGTCGGAACGGATGAGGCGAGCGCGGTCAGGTCGGAGATGCTGCCCATGTCCTCGAGGCGATTGTGCTTGTTGAAGTGCCCGGCGATCGTCACCACGTCCACCGGACGGTCATGCTCATGAAGGTAGCGCATCACCTGGAAGATCAATTCATAGCGCTTTTGTGAGAAGTCGCGCGGTTCGAGGAAGGCGATCTCATCAAGGCAATCGGGCTTGAGTAGGATCGACCCGAGTACGGCGGATTCCGCGAAGAAGTCATCAATCTGGTTCGAATGCGTACGGATCACCCCCCTGCTCTATCCACTCCTGAGCCTTTGCGATACGATCGATTGCCGACTTATTGCCGCCGCCCTTCCCGCCGCTGCGCACGCCGGCCGCCTTCATTTTCAGCGCCAGTTCGCCGAATTTCTCCCGCAGCTTCTTCGCCGACAGCACGTTCGTCTGCCAAAACGAATCAGCCGTCACCCAATCGATCACGTCGCGGATCAATTGCTTGTCCGTCACCTTGTCGATCTCCACCAGCTTCCGGAAGTCCTCAGCCCACTTTTGCAGATCAGCCTTCGCGATCGAGGAGTGGTTGAAGTCGATGTTCGCAGCCATGGCGACTATCTTCTTATGGAAGTAGGAGGCCATGCGGTAGTAGGTATTATCCGCGCTGTACTGCTCCGGCTTCTTACCGCGCCCCCTCCGAGGCGGCGATGGTGACGGCGGAGGCTTCCGCTTCTTCGCTGGCGCTTTCGGCGGACGTTCGAGCCATGCGTCGAAGTCTTTATTGAAGCGAAGCACTCGCGGGCGACCGGAGCCGCCCGACAGCACCTCCAACACGTTACGCTCGATCAGCGCTGTCACTTCGCGGTCGACCTGGCTGCGCGCTGCGCCGATCGCTTCGGAAAGGAATGATAGCGTGAACTCGTGCTCCTTGCGGCGGAAGCCGTAGGTGTACCGCCAGATGACAAGTAGGAGGCGGAGCTGCGTGCCGTTGAAGCGGAAGCGCGGAACATGTTCGAGCAGCTCGTTCGATATCTTGGTGAATCTATTCGGTTGCGGATTTGCCACTTAACCCACCCGCTCTTCTTGCTCCTTTTGCTTGATGCGTTCCACGATCCGGCAGGCGAGTTTAAGATTGTCGTCTCGCTCCGATGAGTTAGGCTCTTCTTTCAGCCACTCGCTGATGATTCCGGCAACCTCTTCTTCGATTGTTAATACCGGCTCCGGTTCCTCAACCTTGTATCCGTAGCGGAGGGCGTCAACAATATCGAGGAACGAATCGCTGTTGGCTCGATCCCGCAAAAGCTTCAACCATTCGCGGTCTTCGTGCTCGTTATTTTCTTGAGCGATGTACCATGCGTGAAAATCTGTATCACTAAGGGCGAACTGAGCCTTCAGTGTATCCAGCGCATTACAGACTTCCCGCGGCAGCACAACCGGCTTCTGCTCGTCGATCGTCCGCTCGATGGTCTGGAGCAGCGCATCACGTTCGCGCGTCAGCTCGTCAACTTCCTCACGACGCTGGAGCAGTTCTTGCCATATCGAGAATGGTTCGACATCATCGACTCCGACGAACAGGCCTGCAAAAACACCGCTCAACACTCGAAATGAACAGCGTGGATAATGCTTGTGTACGAAAAGAATGGTATCAATCGGAATCACGACGTGTCCGAAGTCAAGGGATCGGCGGGTTACCACATATTGCTCATTCACTTAAACCACCTCCAAGAAATAGTCCTTGCCGTTCGTGTATCCGCGCCTCCGTAGCGCCGCTTCGACAGTCGCCTGCGCGAGCTCGGGAATGTTGTTGCTCTTACTCAAGTGTGTCAGGTAGACTCGCTCGCCTCGCCCCTGGACTAGCTGGGCGAGTGCGGCGGCCGTCTGCTGATTGCTCAGGTGCCCCAGATCGGAGAGCACACGAGCCTTCACGCTGTCCGGGTATTCGCTGACGGCTACGAGCTCCGGGTCGTGATTCGCTTCAATGATGTAGATGTCGCTGCCCTCCATCGCTTTCAGCATGTCGCGGTCTACGCGGCCAGTGTCGAGGCAGATGCTCACTTTCTGTTCAGCCTCAATCGTGAACATAAGAGAGTCATAGGAATCATGATGGGTACGGAACCATCTGACCGTTATGCGCGGCTCGTCCAATATTTCAAGCTCCGTATATGGTCGAAGCGTGCGGTGTAAATCTTCGTCGACGCCCTTTATGTCCTTCCATTCACCCTCTGACGCATATACCGGGATGCGATACTTGTTTGCCAGCGGCAGCCCCTTGACGTGGTCGATGTGGGCATGGGTGACGAATATGCAAGCGATCTCGTCCGGCCGGATGCCTGCTTCGAGCAGCCGCTTCTCGATCTTCGTCTTCGGTATCCCGGCGTCGACCAGGATGACGGTGGAGCCGGAGCGGACGGCGATGCAGTTGCCGCCGCTCCCTGATGCGAGAATGTCGATCTTCACTCCGACTCACCAACGATCCGCGCTTCACCTTCGAGGAAGAGCTTCAGGCGTTTACGCTGTTCGTCCGAAAGCCCCCAACGGACCATCTCCGCCAGCGTTCCGCAGACCGCCGCCTCTCCCCACTCCTGGCATCCCCATCCGGTATAGTCGCATCCGGCATCGATCAGGGCGTACCGACCATCTTTAAGAAGGAACACGCCGATCCAGTTCAGCCCGTCGTTCTCGCCGTCATCTATTGCCATGATCTCTGCAACGTCTGCGCGGTCAAACGGTTCGGTGGAAACCGCTTGGGCGAATTGCACCACAACCGGATTTCCGTTCAACTCCGTTCCGACCTCTTTGCCTGCAGCACCGAATGCTTCTTTCCAGTTGTAGTCCCTAAGACGTTCTGGAACTCCCAGATCTTCATCGGTCGCATCCCGAAACATGACCGAATTGAAATGCTTGTTGGGGAATTCCTTCAAATAGACATTCGTATGGTACGGATGAACATCCGTCTGTTCGACGGTATATATGCCTCCCTCGACAAGTCCCGCTTTGCGTGCTTCCAGCGGATCGTCGTCATGCCCATTGAGGTTTAGGAAGACGACCTTGTGCCCTTCTCTGGCGAAAATGTCCATCCCGCTCACGCCTCCCCACCGAGCAGATCGTCTTCGTCCGACGTCTGCGCCGCACGCTGCGCGATGTCGACTTCCATCATCTTGACGAGTTTGGTCAGCTCCTGCAGGGTAGGTGTTTCACCCTTCACGACGTTCTTCGACGCGATGTACTCGGATTTCGCCTCTTTGCCGGTGATGCCGAGCTGCTTGAACTTGGCGTTCATCTGCTTGCGGAGCTCGTCCATTTTGTCGTTCTCGTTGTCCGGTTCAGATTGCGGCGCGGGCTGATGCCGTTCAGCTGCGGCGGCCACATTAGCTTCCGTAGTGATGTCCCTGCGTTGCGGCGCCTCATAAGCGGAAGGCGTTCCCGAATGAAGATCATCGTCGTCGAATTCAAGTCCGTACTGCCGCTTGAGTGCGCGCTGCTGGACGTGCTTGCCGATCATGTCCGGCTCCCACTTGTTCCAGTTATCTTTGTTCTGGCCGGTGTACATATGAGCGATATGGTCTTTGTCGACGAACTCAGTCACCGGGCGGAAGCCAATTCGATAGGCGATCGAATATGCACCGATGATGCGACCGCGCGGGAAGCTGATCGCGTGCTCGAGGATTTCCCAATCGTCAGAGCCATCTTCACGCTTGACCTTGCGCGCCTTGAATGAATCGTTCTCGCAAACGACCTGCGTGTCCGGTGGCTGGAAGCCTTCCTTCTCCCGTGCCTTCGAGAGATAGGCTTCGGCAGCGAATTGGATGCGGGCTTGGTTGCCGTACTTAATGAAGAAGATTTCGTTCTTGAACGGATCGAGCCCATAGGATGCCGCCTTGTGGGCGAACAGAACGAATTCGGGGTCGGTTGCCGTAGGGCAAAGCGAGGTACGGATGACGTCCAGAACTTCCGGTTTAAAGACAGCTTGGGTTTCCGGGGTTACAAGTGCGATGCTTCTGCTCATGAATTAAAATCCTCCCTTGGCGGCTTCGAGGCCGCGCTTTATTTGTTTCTTGGCGCTCTCCCATGCCTTCGCGTAAACAGCATCGGGATCGTCGCTGGGCTCAACCGTCATAACTACGCCTGCGTCGACTTTCAGCGATTCGTAGTTGCCGAGGTTCTTGGTGAAGGTGAAGCCGACCGTGATCTCCTTGGGCTGGCTCATCCCTTCGCTGCCTCCCCGTTGTAGTAGCGGCGGAAGCGGAAACCTTCATATTTCTCGATGCGCTTCCGATCCTGCCGGCTGGCGATGAAACCGTAATCGGCCTTGATAGATTCGGCGGTAACCGATGCGCCAAGTGCGCCGGGGACGTAGCGGGCTTTCTTCTGCCGCGGTTCCGCAGGCTTGCGCTCCATGATTCCGCGATCGCGCAAGCTCTGAGCGCGGCGGTCGCCGCTCTTCTTATTGCGTCCGCGGACGGACAAGCCGCCTTTGGCTGCGGCGATATCGTAAAATGCGGCGGACTGGCGGGCGATCGCAAGGGCGTGATCTTTCTTGGCTTTACTTTTGAACGTGGGGAGTTTAATTTTCATCCTCGTTTTCCTCCTGTTCGTTGATGGACACGGCCACTTCTCGGAATCGTAGGCGGATATACTGGATCAGCACCAGGTACTCCTCGGCGTGGCGGCTGCCGTCGTGGCGGAGATTCACCGCAGCTTCGAACTCGTCCAGCGTGCCTCGGAAGCAACCACGGGTAACCTCGATTTCGCCCGTCTTGATCGTATAGGCGGTCAGCGTGCCATCCTCCGAGCCAACGGAGGATGCCCAGAAGATATGTTTCCGGCTCTCCACCCAAGCATCGCCGTACACCTGAGCATTGCCGTACACCCGAGCATCGCCGGACACCTGAGCATTGCCGTACACCTGAGCATTGCCGTACACCCGAGCATCGCCGTACACCCAAGCATTGCCGGACACCTGAGCATTGCCGGACACCCAAGCATCGCCGTACACCTGAGCATTGCCGTACACCAGAGCATCGCCGGACACCTGAGCATTGCCGTACACCTGAGCATTGCCGTACACCCAAGCTTCGCCGTCCTGATCGAGGTTTGCTTCGCCTGCGATCCAGCCGCCGAGATCGCCTTCGTCGACGCCATGCTCGGGGATGTCACGCAGCGCCTTGATCTGGTAGAGCGTTACGCCGAACCATTCCTTGGTCGTTTCAGTCAATACGTATTTCATGCTGCTTCCTCCGTTTCAATTTTGAGTTCTTGGTCCAACACCGCGCGGCCAGTGACAAGCTGGTCATAGACGGCGACGCGCCCGGTGTACGATTCAATTCCGTCGATGAAGCAGGGAACCACAAGCTCGCTTTGCTTGAACAGCACCTCGGCCAGTTCCAACCCTGCGGCGATCTTCTCGCCAGCGGACAGCACCGCATAATCCTTGCCGTCCATCTGGATCGAGAAGTCCGGCTCCCATTCGTCCGTCGACTTGACGTATTTGAACAAACGGATCGACAGCGTCGTGAATAGAGCTTGTACCTTCGCGGCTTGCAGTTCCGCCTCTTTCGCGCGGTAGGCTTTCGCGGAGTCGAGGATGAAGATCGACTCTTTCAGGCTGGCGTGCGTGGCTGCTTCTTCGATGCGAGCGTCTTCGAGAAATTCCGCGAGCTGCTGGCGGCGTTCCGACTCTTGGAGCAAATCGACGAGATACTGGCGATCCTCTTGAAGTTTGCGGACGGCGGCCATCGTTTCGGAGACGTCGATGTATTCGAGGGCGGCGAGTTCGGCTTCTGCCTCTTTCCGCTGGACGACAACGGCGTCATACTCGCGCTTGAAGTCTGCGATCCGGCGTTGCTTGTCCGCCTCTGCTGCCGTTACGGATTCGCCCTGCAACGGCTGACGGCAAACGCGGCAAGTGTCCGCGATCGGTTCGGCTTGAAGCGCGGCAAATTGCTCCTTCATGCGGTCGCGCTTGTCTCGGAGAGATGCGACCTTGCTTTGCAAGGCAATGATCTTTCGATTGTTCTCGTCCGCGCCGGACATGCTCGCGATCGCCTCTTCGATCTTCGCATCGATGATGCCGATGTCGCGTTTCGTCGTTTCGGGATCAATGGGAGACCCGCCGTTCAAAGGAGGCAGGCGGTCGATCTGCTCCTGCAGCGTCTTCGTCCGGCTCTGTGCGGCGATGTGTGCCTTCTCCAGCTTCGACTTCTGCCCGCCGGTGCCGCCGTGGATCTTCTGCAGATCGTCGAGGCTGTGCTTTTTCGTCAGATCAGCAAGCTTGTCCGCTTGTGGAGAAGGGAGCTGCTTCAGCACTTCCGACTTCGCCGGCGGCGTCGTGTACCGAAGGATCATCTCGCGCTGCTTCGTCCAGTGGAGACCGAAGAAGTATTGCGGGTTGTAAAGGGAGAGGAACTCATCACGGTCGAACAGTCCGGCAACGGTGGACTCGTACTCCTTCGCCTTGGTTGGCACGTCATTAATGAGGAACATGTTGTCGCCACCATCGATGCCGCGCTCGAACTTGATCGCCGTGCCGTCGACTTCCAGAATCAGCGCAGCACGGGTGACGTTCGCATCGTAATTGACCGGCTTCGGACTCCACTTACGACCGAACAAGTCGACTCCCCACAGCACCCACGCCGGCGCGGTACCGATCGATGTCTTGCCTTGACCGTTGCGGCCGGATAGCTTCGTAACATCGCCATACTCAAGACTCAGCCGGTGATGCGCCGTGAAGTTCTCCATCTCTAGCGAAATGAAGCGGATGATTTTAGCCATTTTCGATCCTCGCTTCCTGTGTTAAGATGATTGCGAACATTTTCGTATTGGCCGCTCTCTTGGGCGGCTCTTTTTTATTGCAATACTCGAAAGGCAGATTTCCGAAGAAGCTCTCTTCCCTTATCCGCGCCGTTCCGCATACACATAACGAGCTCCTGGAACAACTCTTCTTCCACTGGTCCGGGCTGTGATCCGATGTATGCAGCGGCAGCCCCCATGTGCGCAGCCAAGAATTGCAGGAATTCAGAGAGTTCGTCATCATTGCTGTGGTCAACCATTTTGAACAGGTCTTGCACAGCCTTATAAATCTCCTCCGGCATCCTCCGTCGCCTCGCCTTCCATTTCAATCTCCAACTTCATGTCCCGGAACTGCTTGAAAGCGTCGAGCTCATCTGCTTGCGGCTTCTCGCGCCGGATCGGCGGTTCGCTGAACCTGTCCATCGTCCACCTCCGGAAGCACCCGGTAATAGTTCGGGTTGTAACTCTCAACCACTTCGCCGCGGCGGACAACGATTCGATCAGGCTCGAGCCGGGCGATGGGTCCGCTGACGATCTGCTTCGCAGCCAGCATTTTGTTTCGCTCCTTCCAGTCGAGACTTGTACCACTCGTAACGGCGGCGCGCCCATCGAGCGATGTTCGTTCTGCCTTCGTGATCCATTCGCTCTTCGAGCTGCAATAAGAACAGGCAGACGCCGAGCAGTTGGTTCGTAGTCATGATCATGGCTTACTCACCTCCTTTCACATGGCTTTTTTTGTTACAAGCTTGTAACGATGATTCGACAAAAAAGAAGCGTTCGAACGGTCCGCCAAATACGGTCAGCACGCCGGCAATGTATGCTGTACCGGGCGAGTTGTGTCGCGGGTCCGTAACAGGCAACATCGCCCGCCACACTTGGGTTACAGACACGCCTAGTGCCGCAGCGATCTGCGTGTTGTTGTCCAGACCACGCTCAACCGTCGCTTGGATGAAAGCATCGACGCGCAATCGAATTAGCGGTTTGCTCACAAGTATCACCTCCTAGAATTCGACAAGGCATTACAACCTCGTAACACCACTATACATTCGTGTTATACAACCTTGCAATATGTCGGAAACAAAAAATTGCGCGCGCGTAATGTTATTGGTATAATTCGGGTGATCTATTTACACTTGTAAATGGGATAAACCACATGGAGGGAATGGGTACTTAGTGGAGTCATTAAGCTATGGGGCGTTTATCAAACACCATAGACTAGCTAGCGGGTATAAGAGTCAAAGGCGGCTGGCAGATGCAACGGGAATATCGGCTGCAACTATATCGAGGATGGAGGATGGATTGAACAGACCGACTCCAGAAACGCTCAAAGAGTTGTCCAAGGTGTTGGATACGACCTCGTACACGGAATTGATGGTTGTATGCGGGTATTGGGATAAGGATGAGCTGCTTGATCCAGGCGCTGTTACTAATGCAATGAAAGATAGAAGCCCCCTTCCTGATGGGAAGAGGGCTGTTAGCTCGAACGATATGAAGCTGCTTGGTGATCTAAAAAAGCTTGCTGATGAATACCAGATGGACTTAACTGACCCGAAGACTTTCGATATGCTGAAGGACGCGCTCGATCTCATCAAGAGAGTACGAGGCAAATAATTCGACCGCTGCATCTCGAAACCGCTTTGCCTTTTCGAGTGCCGCATCTTTTTGTGCGTCGATGTATGGTCCGATCAGTTCTATGGCGTGTCACCCCTTGGATGTTATGTTATCCGTAGCGATGTGGTGTTCTGATTATAGCACAAAATGCGAACAATATACGAACACTTTTGCATAAAAATTTCCGACACTAATCGACAATCGAAAGGAGTATACCATGGCTTACCTCCTCGGAGGGAGCCTGCTACGGGATCGATTAAAGGATGCCGGCATGTCGCAAGCCGAGTTCGCGCGACGCATGGATTGCACGCCACAGTATGTGTCCGGACTGATTTCGGGCAATGAAACGATGTCGCTCGAATTTGCGATTAACGCAGCGTTCATTCTGAAATGCCGCGTAACCGATCTCTACATCCTTATCCCATCGCGTAGCAGGAAAGGGTAGGTTTCATGCCCTCCCTTCGAGTTAATGTTAAGTCATAGCTTTACGATTCATTCGATTTCATTGTAAACGCTTTGCATGGCATATATTGTCGGACGGTGTCGAATTAATTTATGGAATTTGTGCCCAGTCATCCCCCCTTTCGAGAACGAAAAAAAGCCGTTGAACTCAGAAATGTGTCACTTAGCGAGCACTCCTCCTTATCAATGGACAGACTTGTAGCGTCCATTGATAATTCCGTGAATAGTGCTCAAACCTCTTACTAAGTGATTCCTTCTGAATCCAGCGGCTTTGCCGTTTGAATTCTGTCGATTCCCTATTACCTCATTTGGCTTTCGCCAACAAAACTCCCTCCGCCGCATGGCTGGGAGATACCTATTGCCTGTCGTGATTATAGCAATAATACCGAAAATCTGGCAAGAACTTATTCCCAAGCATCGCCAAATTGTGACTTTTGAAGTAGAATACTGCTAAAGACTAGGATACTAGGAGGGTATTATGTACGCATTCATTGGAGTAATTGGCTTTTTAGCAGCTATTGTTTTTCTGATCATGGGGATTGTGTCAAAGGCTAGAAAGAAACCGTCGACGAAGCGTAACTTTATCATTGCAGTAGTCGCCTTCATCATCTTCATTGGCGCCCTGTCTGCCGACCCAGGCACTGACGATACGCAAGAAGCGAGCGGAACTGTTTCTCCCTCTCCGTCGGCCGCTACGGTTTCTGTAGATACGAGCGAAGAGAAGGCAGCGGAAGACAAAGCCGCTGAAGAGGCTAAACAGAAAGCGGCGGAAGAGGCCAAAGCTAAAGAAGAGGCAGAAGCGAAGAAAAAGGCAGAGGAAGAAGCGAAGAAGCCAAAGCTCGAAGTATTGGAGCATAATTTCGAGAGTGATGAATTCACAAGCTATGTAACGGGTATCGTTCAAAACAATACGGACAAGGAGTATTCATACGTACAGATTGAAATTAACGGGTATTCGGATTAACGTGTTGAAAAGGGGCTAAAAGCTCCCCTTCTCAATCACATCAACCAGTGTTGAAATGTCTGTTCCAAGGTACAACGTTTCTTCGTAATCTTGGCTGTTGTAGGACATCATGGAGTAGAAGGTGTTGTACTGTGAACGCATGGAATGTTTCGTTGTCTTGGTTTTACGGATGCCTTCTGTGAATAGAATCTTGGCTTTTAAGGCTTCGAAAGAGTAGCCCCTGCCAATACGGTTAGCAAGCCTTATGAGGTTGTTCACAGACTCCGTATAAGCGTTTGTGACGGGATGATCGAAGTAGTTGAACACTTCCTCCTCCCAGTTCTTCATAGCCGTCACAATAGGCTTAAATGGGGCTTGCATCTCATCAGGAATGCGTCTCAGCCAGTGCTGGTACTTGTCGTATGCTTCCAGACGGCTTTTGGAGTCCCATATCTTGAAGAAGTCTTCCTTGAGATCATAAGCCATTTTCAGCTTGGGATAGTTAGCCGTCCACAAATCCAGCAGAAGCATGTCCTGGGCAGTGAGATCGTGCTTACGCTTCAGCAGAACGTATCTATCACGCATGAGCTGTCGGCGTTGCTTTGGTTCAATCTCTTTGCGGTGTGCTTTGCGAATATCCTCTAAGGCGGTGTTAGCCATGCGAACCACATGAAACTTATCTACGACGATCATAGCTTGCGGTAGGATCGCCTTCACAGCGTCCTTGTAGGGGTTCCACATATCCATGGCAACGTACTGTATTTGATGCCTGTTAGGAAGCCTGCTGAGGTACTTTACAAGCGTCTCCTTATTGCGATTCTCCAGCATATCGAAGATCGTATTCTCTTCGATGTTTGTAAGGACGCAACGAGGCTTTATGATGTGGATCTCGTCGATGCCTAACCACTTGGGCGTTTCGTTGCGGAAGTGCTCATACAGAAAGTTCACGTAGTCTCGGAAGATGTTACGCACAGTCTTCTCATCCATACCTACTTCCTTCGCAATGCTGGTGAACGTTCGGCTGAGCGATTGCTGGCTCACATAGTCGATTAGACGCTGCGTAGCAAGTCGTTTATCACTCATGTCGAGCTGTATCTCGAAACACGTTGTACCGCAGTTCTTGCACCGATAACGCTGTTTCCTGAACGTTATGGCGACCCTTTTACCGTGCATTGGAGTATCGGCATACAGATGTTTCTTTGTCCCGTACTTCGACAAGTATTCTTCTCCGAATCCGCATTGGTCGCACATATCAAGAAGCGGAGATGCACTCTCCGCCTCGATATGGTAGGTATCTTCGGTTTCATGGACTGCAAGTATGTTTAGGCTTGGTAGGTTGAGTATGTTCACTGTTTCATACCTTTTTGAGCGTGCATGATTTCCATCATCTTGATTACTTGTGCTTGATAATACGGTTCGCTTTCTTCTGCGATCACGTCAATTACATTCCAGGTTAAAGTAATGACCGTATCACCAGATTGGAGAGTGATTCCGTTTTCGTTAGCGACGATATCATCAATGTTTTGGATGACCTTATTCATTGATCCATCACCTTTTCAAAAACAGGAATGCGACCAGTTCCGCCACACTCATCACATGCACTATTTCCGCCATGTTCGATTTTGTATAACAAGTGTCCAGCGCCTGCACAAGTGCCGCATTTTTCAACATCTACATGTGCGTTTGCAATTCCTTGAATGTTGGAGATTTCGTAAACATTGCCAACAACATTTAACTGCAACACATTAGAATGTTCTGCTTTTTTATATTGCCAAAGAGGGAAACACAATCCTTCTGCTAACCTTGCACCTTTGATGACTTTAACCATGAACATAGCCATGTCATCACGGTAAACAATTTCGTATCTGTGACCTTCGTTTTCAGCAATGTCATGTTCACAAACTTCCTTGCCATTCACATCTACGAAACCTGTGTATTGCATGACAACGAATCTGGGATCGCTTGACCATTCACCAATGATGAAATCCTGCAAGTCCATGGTCATCATGTTATTGGCGGTATCCCACCCACGAAACTTAATATCTCTTGGCATTTACAAGCCTCCTTTTTATTACCATTGTACCATCTTAGGAGGTTGATAACAACACGATAATCCGATTTTAATAGGTTTTGTCATCAATGAGGTTTCAACATGATTTTCCGAATAGCCAAATTAACTTGTACGACAAAGATGGAGTACAGATCGGGAGTACGTTCGCCAATGCGAACAATCTCGAAGGCGGCGGAAAGTGGAAATTCGAGGCCATTGTCTTAGAAGAAGACGTCGCGAGTTACAAAATCAAAGATGTCACTGGGTTCTAAACACAAAAATCCCCGCCAGCCACACGGCCAGCGGGGATTTGCTTTGGTGGATCGAATCGTCTTTAGCGCCTAACCACCACAAATGTCAGCCACGCCAGCTCCGACGCAGTCAGCGTCCGCTCTTTGATCTTGGTCAGCCACGTCTCGTCCGTGATCGTCTTGTTATCGAGCATCTGTTTGACGTTGCTCTCCAGCACTCCCCATTGATAATTGCTCAGCTGCAGCACTTCATCCGCCTCCTCCGCCGTTACCGGCTTAGTGATAATCCAGAATTGTCCTGCCTCGCGCTGAATCACTGAATCCTTTGCGCGCACCTTGCCGTCATCCTTGACGCCCTGATCGACCAGGCCATCCGCGCCATACTTGCGGTTATCTTTGTTTGGGTCGTAGACGTCGATCCAGCCATCACCCGCGCCGACGAGCAGGATGTAATGACCGCCAGAAGTAAAGTGGCCGCTGCGCATCGATGCGACGACGAGAGCGCCGCCCGCTAGCGCCTGCTTGGCCGCCGCGAAGTTGCCAGTCCGGCACGTCAGGCTGTAATACTCTGCGGCGTCCGAAAAGAAGCCCCACGCCGTGCCGTTGTTGTCGGTGCGGTAGCCATGATCGACGGCGTAGGCAGCCGTCTCCGTCGGCAGGATCGATCGCCCCAGCAGCGAGCTGGCGGCCATCGCGAATGATGTTGGGCCGCATGCGGACGTGCCTATTGTCTGCGACTTGTCGCCTCGAATCGTATACGGGACGTTGCGCCAGCGGGGATCCTCCTGGTTGTAGTAGACGAGGTTCATTTCCCGCCACCGTCCCGCGTCTTGACGTAGCTGTACGCGCCGCTGGCGGTCAGCCCGATCGTCGCAATGGTCACGACGGTCTGCTGCACGTTGTCCGGCACGAGCACAAACAGAGCGGCTACCGCAAGCGCGATAGCGGAGCTATGCTTCGCCGGCACGCCGTAGCCCTTCGCGACACCGACAAAAGCCGCCACGAGGGCGGCGAGCGTGAGAATATCTTGTTCCATTGTTATGCCAATCCCCCTTTGATGATAAAGGCGACAGCGGCGAGTATGATCGCACCGGCAACAGTGCGCCATAGCCAACGCTGGTTGTCTTCAATATCCTTGATACGTGCATTGGCGACTTTCATTTTTTCGAGCGCCTCATGGGAGTCTTCCTTCGCCTTATCGGCTGTCGCCCTCACGTCCGTCATGGCGTCGATTTTAGTCTCAACCCGCACCATACGTTCGCGAATGTCTGCTAATACTTGAGCGTCATTCACCCCGCCCCACCTCCCCCAACAATAGAAAGAGGCCGAGCAGCTGCCCGACCTCACATTACAAAACGTTTGCGATTATGCCGTTGCCTGCTCCCCGCCGTGCGGAATCTCCGGGTACAGCGCCGCCAGCTGAGCCAGCACCAGCGTCCGGTTGTCGCCTTGCAGGTTGTAGCCGTCGAGCAGCGCGTTGATATCCGTCTCGCCGGCCTTGTAGCGGATCGCAATTGCGCGCGCGAAGACGCGTGCCATATAGTCAGTCACGATCATGTTGTCTCACCTCCTCTCATGGACGTAAGAAAAGCGGCCCCGCGAGGGAACCGCTTATACTGATAATTGTGCAGCCATAAGATCGGCGATGGCTGCCGTCAAGTCGTCAATCGTCTGCTGCTGTTGGGCGACTTGCACCGATAACGGCGGCTGGTACACTGGCGGGGCGTCGGGGTCGACGGGATCAGGGTAACTGAATACGATCTTCGGCTCGCTCGGATCGCTGACATCGACTCGGAAGTTCCCACCGCACTCGGCAAAGTCCTGCTCGTATTGACCATATTCGAGTTGGATCATGCCCACCGTATCCGGCACTCGCTCGGCAAGCGCGGTGTATGTTGCAAAGTCCTGTTCGCGCGACTTCTCGAAGACATACTCCCCTTGTCGCTGTCCGATGGCCTTTATGATTTCACCAGTCGCTATTTCGTAATATACTCTCGGCCCGATCTGCATTTTAGTCCCTCCCTAGAATATGGCCCAATCATATAGGACGCCGCCTTGATACACGGGAAGCCGGAATCCGGCAGTATCAACACGACATTCATTTCCGTTCACTTGTCCTAAGAAAGCTCCTGAACTAGTTCCTTGTTTTAGTACGGCATAGACCGTAACCGTATCTGAGATCAGATCCACCATGTAGACCGTCATCATGGAATAAAAGACGTCTTTTCGACGTGCAATAATTAATGTGGGGGCTTTTGGTAGAGATAGCCCCGTTACTTCTAGAGCCTTGAGACCGGATGTGAATGTTCCGCTGGTATTGGGAAATGACACTGTGGCTGTATCAGATGTTTCCGCTCCACTAGCCAGCGGCTGACCTCCCCGAATTGCTGTCCCCACCATCCCGAACAGCGTCCCGATGATATTCTCCGGCTTGAAGTCTGCATCGGATATGGTAATATTAGCGGCTTGTCGATAATAGGCATCAGCAGGAATTCCTAGGTATAAGGTATTCCCCGATACCGCAGACCCCCCGGCGGCGTAGCTGCCTGATGTTCGAAGAGGGATCGTACCCGTTGTCCCCGCAATCGTAGTATCTGCGAGCACCTTATCAGCAGGCACGACAACCGCCTTAACCTTGCCCGCGCCGTTGTGATGCCCGTTAGGTATAGTCTGATCGACGTTAGACGGCGTAATAGTAATCGCACCGCGTTCGGGCATTGTGCCGACAACAATACCATCATCTGTGCCGATAGTCTTCGGCGCGAGGACGTCAGCTGCAGTAGCGTTACCGTACTCCCCCCCTTCACCCTGTAATATAAAAGCCGCGCCGTCGAAGACGACTGTATATATCCCGCCTGACTTGAAGTTGGTCATCGCGTTTCCGTTCGGTTTTTTAGCTGGGACTGGCGCGTCGCCAAAGTTAAGAGTTGACGCGCCATCGCTACTCTCGTGAATTTTTATCTTAATTGGAATGTCGAGAACGTCTGCATTGCTTGTTACCCCTTCAACGGAGATGATATAAGCGTTATCTGTGCCGCTCGTGATGAACACGTTATTTGTCAGGAATAACGTCCGCTCGATCTTATTCAAGTTAGCCGCCGATAGAGGAGTGCCTTGCTGAGTTACTTCTCCCGGGTCAGGTGTGAGCGTGATCTGATTGTTGTTCTGGTCGCGGAAGCGACTTGCGAACTGGACAACCCGATCCACCCACGTCGTTTTTTCGTAAGCCACGTCATGCCACCTCCACAACTTCGATTTCGACGGATAGCGTCAGGGACTGGGTGTCATTCTTGGTGATGTTCGCGCCGGTCGACGCGAACAGCTCGCCGCTACCAGGAACGACCGACGCTCCGTTGCAAAAAATGCCCCATTCGGTGATCGTCACGTTTGCCTCAGTCTCGTCAAGGAACAACTCCTTGATCAGCACGTCCCCATCGATAAACGTCTCGCTGGCCGTTTTTCGTAGCACTTCCTCTGTCAACTGCCTCGCTGATCGAGAGGGAGTCGCGCCGGTGCCGACCGCGATCACGTCCAAATCATCGTCGAGAAAGTCGATCACGCGCTGTAAGCCGGAATCATTGAGCATTCTTCACCCCTCCTAGATAAACGAATCCGCGCCGCACGTTGCCGGGTATATCGGGTTGGTGTCGCCGCATATCCGATACTGATGCAGGTTCACCCGAAGCGTGATCCTCAGCCCTAGCGTGCCGTATAGCTTGACGATCCGAGCAACGGTTTGATCGCTGTCGACTCCCTCCTGCTCCAGCGCCGAGACACGGCTGAACAGATTGGATAGGTCCTGCATTCCGTCAGCCATCAGTTCAGCACCTCCTCGGCCTCATAAGAGGCGATGATATCCTGCGGCGTAAACGATACCGAGACGCGGTTGATCCGGCATTGAGCGGTAAAACCAAAAGACGGGACCGTGATGGAAGTTAGTTGCCCTGGATTAAGCGCCCACGTTCGCGATTGCCAAGATGGGATGCGTACAAGCCCCTTTGTGCGCTTCAGCGCTTCTCGCCCGCGCTTGCGCGCCGCGCCCCGGTCCGTGATCTTTTTGTCGCGGATCGCCTTCTCATATAACCCGTACGTCGCCACGCTGCCGGTATCCTCGAAATAGTCGATGATTTGCACCGTCGGGCGATATCTAAACCGGAGCGTCATGCCCGCGGGCAGCGGCCCCGCCGTCCGCTTGAGCACGCGATTCTTTTTGTCGTATGTGTAATCCTTCGAGCTGCTGGCGCCTTTCTCGACTTCAATCGTCTTGGGCTCGCCGTCTTCCCAAACTTCCGGATAGTTTGGTTCATAGGCTAGGGTAAAAACATCGTTCTGTCCGTCACCAGTCCAATACTGATCGGTATAAGTACCAGCAGAAGACTTCGCACCGATCACCCATACGCGATTCGCGAGGTCGACCGCCGTCGTGCGGAGTTGGAACGAGTTGCGTATGATGATGCCCGGTAGGCTGCCCTTTCGCGTTGCGTCGAAGTCGATTGCCGCCACTCCGTCATACGTCGCGAAGAAATGCAATTTATCTTCGTGGTCGAGATACCAGTACGCTCCTGCGATATCAGCGAGCTTTTGGATCGCTTCGCCGAGCGTATCGTAGTCAAATCTTATTGTCTCAATCGTGCCACTGAAGTTGTTCACAGGCGAGGTGTCGACCCACGGCGCGAACTGTGCTATCAGGTCGAGCAGAATTTGCTTGATTGTCTGGTTTTCATAGACGGCGGCGACTAGGCGGCGGTGTAGCCGGTCGGTATTATCGACGCAGCTTATTCGTGTCACACGCTGCACGTCATTCCTGTTGTCATCCTGCTCCTTCACCACGCCCGCAAATCGCAAGACGCCATCCACGGTGATCGTCACCTCGTCCATGACATGGTTGGCGTCAATGTCGAAGCAGTCGAGTTCGAGCGACGCCGCTGATTCCCCAAGAGAGCGATCGAGATTAGCGGCGCGGGTTTTGCTGGTGATGTCATGGCGTTCACCGTCTGCTCCAGTCAGGACGATGCTGTAAGAGCTCACGTCACCGCCCCCCGCATCCGCAGCGTGCCACCCATGCGCTCGAAGGTCTTCTGCGCGATGGCGCGCCCGTCCATCTCGATAATAAGTGTCGTCGGCCCGCCGTTAGCTCCGCCGCCGTTTGCCGGATTGTACTCCTTCGGAACGACCGCCTCACCCTTGTGAATGTATGCAAGCGTATCTGCAGGTACGTAGTTCGTGCCAGTCGCAAGAGCCGGGATCTTCGGGATGTTCGGGAGGCCGACCGAGAATCCACCGACCTTGCCGACGAATGGGATGTCGATAGATGGGACTTCGATTTTGATGCTATTAACTCCGCCGATGAACTTGTTGATTGCGCCGATAATCCAATTGATCGACCCTTTGATAATCGATTCGATTCCTGACCACACGCCCTTGACTGTACCAGTTACGCTATCCCACACATTTTCTAACGCGGTTGCGATCGAGCCGAAGGCATCCGATGCCATCGTTTTAATGCCGCCCCAAGTGTCGGAGAAAAACGATTTGATGTTCCCCCACACTTTTTTGATCGTCGCCCATATGGAGTCCCAGTTCTTAACGAGCAGCGCAACGACAAGACCGAGTCCGCCGGTGAAGACACCGAGAATAACCGGCCAGTAATCAACGAAGAATTGCTTGATCGCATCCCAAACCGTTGCGGCGGTCTGTTTAATGCCCTCCCACACGCCGGTCAAATAAGCGACAATCTCGTCCCAATACTGATAGATCAGGATAGCCGCAGCAGCGATTGCGGCAATGACAAGCGCAACGCCTGCGACGATGCCAGCAATAGGCAAAATGACAGCCCACTCCGCTGCCGCCATCGCCCCAAGTGCGGCCGCCATGAAGCCAATCACGCCCACGAGCACAAGCAATCCGGCTGCAAGAGCTGCGCCGATCGCGATCCACTTCTGCGTTGTCGGAGACAGGTCATTAAACCAGTGCACGAGTCCGCTGATGCCATCCGCAACCGATTGGATCGCCGGCGCTAAAGCAGAGCCCATGCTGATCTGCAGCGTCTCAACGGCGCCGGATAGTTCGTCCATACTTCCTTTCAAGTTGTCCTTCATGGCGGCGGCAGCCGTTGCCGAAGCGCCGCCGGAGTTCTGCAACTCGGTTGTGAGCGCCTGTAATTTCTCGGGGCCAGCTTCCACGAGCGAGAGCATGCCGGTCATGGCCTCGGTGCCGAATATCGTCGAAAGCGCCTGCGACTTCTGCGCATTGGTCATGTTGGCCGTTGACGTGGCGAGCTGCTGAATGATCTGATCGAACGGCAGGAAGTTCCCCTGTGCATCCGTCACCGACAGGCCAAGCGCATCCATGCCTTTCTTTGCTTCTTTTGACGGGTCCGTCAGTTTCAGCAGAGCCGCCCGGAGTGTCGTGCCCGCTTGCTCGCCCTTCATGCCGCTGTCAGCCATGATGCCGGTCGCCGCGGCGAGTTGCTCCATCGATATGCCGAGCGAATTGGCGACTGGTGCGGCATACTTGAACGCGTATTGCAAGTCTTCGACCCCGGCGGCGGAGGTATTCGCTGACTTTGCCAGTACATCAGCAACCTTCGAAGCGTCTTTCGCCTCCATGCCAAACGCATTAAGCGCGGAGGCAACGGTGTCGGCCACCATCGCCATATCCTCTCCGGACGCTTCCGCCGCTGCAATCACCCCCGGCATGGCAGCAATGGTCTGTGTTGCGTCGTACCCCTTGGCCGCCATGAGCTCCATGCCAGTTGCAACCTCGGATGCACTCTTGGACGTGCTGGCGCCGAGGTCAAGCGCGGTCTGACGCATATCCTCAAGGTCGCTCCCGGTCGCCCCGGCGATCGCACCGACGCGGCTCATCTCGGCGTCAAAATCCATCGCCTTGCTTACCGCGACCCCAAGCCCCGCAGCAATCGCACTGCCGGCTGCTGTAAACGTGATACCTATTTTCGTGCCGGCATCTTGGATCTGCTTCCCCAGCTTCCCCCACGTTTTTTGAAACTCGGTCATGTCCTTTTGGAAGTCCGTAAGGTCGACGCCGAGCCGGACCGCCATACTCGCGATCGTCTCTTTAGCCATCTATTCCACCCCTTTCCGGGTTTGTTTCCAACGTCAAAAAGGGAGGCCGTCAATGGCCCCCCTTCATCCTTGCGATTTGCTCCCTTAGCTTCTGTACGCCGGATTCTCGATCTTCTGGCGTCATCCGCTTCTTGCCCTTGCCGAGCAACTGGTCGGCAGTTACGCGGTGTTGCTTTTTCAGATGCACGTTCATCAGGTTCGCAGCGTGCCACGCGAGCCGCTGCATCTCGGCTTCGACACGGAGGTTATAGCCCTCGCACATCTCCGTGAACTCTCCTGGCGTAAGCCGCCAGAATTCCCACGGTTTTAGGCCAAGCAGCCCGTAGGCGGTTCGCTTTAAATCTCCCCATGGGAGTCGTCCGCTTCCGTCTCCAAGCTGCTCTCCGCGTTTTTTTCCAACTCATCGACCGATACTTCTCTCAGAATCTTGGCCCGCTTGAGTGCGACCATGATCGGCTGAAGGAAGGTCATCGGCGTTTTGCCATTTTCCACTTCCTGCTGCAGCCACTGACCGACTTGCGCCGGCTGAATGCCGGGGATCTTCCACTTGAGCCCGGCCCACAGGAACAGACGAACCGTGTTAAAGCCGACGCTGTTCTCTGAGAAGATGGCGGCGACACCTTTACCAGTACGCTCTTCGACTTCACAGACGGCATTAAAATCGTATTTAAGGAGCCGGGACTTGCCGCCCAGCTCCACCTCAACGAAAGATCGTTCACTCATGGTTTACCTCCTATTAGACTTCAGGCGTCTTGGTGATTCTCTCCAGCTTGCCGGAGCCGGTAAGTGTGGCCGAGATGGAAACCGCATCATCCACCGGCGCGCCGATCTCATAACTGGTTATGAACGCCGTCCCTTTGTAACCCTTAGCGCTCGGCGAATCCTTCGGGTACAGGACGACCGTCACAGGGGCGTTCTCGAAAAGCGCGTCCTCGAGACTTTCTTGCGATTCGTCGTCCGGAACGTATAACAACTCCGCGTCGACGGACCAGCTGCGGAACGACGGGGTGTTCTCGGCCCAGCCGTCCGTGTCGAAGTTGGTCGTGTCGATCGTATCCGCCTCGATGGACAGCGTCGCCTCTTTGACTTTGGCAAGCGCCGTTTCCGTAGTGCCTTCAGCGGTATACAGGCCGCCCTCATAGCCAGCAATAGCAGGCATATTGTCACTCTCCTTTTTGCAATTTGACCCGGTAGCGAACGGGGACATGCCGAGTCACGCCGTCCGGGTCGCGGATTGTCTCTGAAAAATCGTAGTAGCAACCCTCGACCTCCCACCCCGGAACAGGAAAAACCGTATCGGCGAGGATACGGTTCAGATGGTCGAGTATTTCGGCTGACTCCTTGAAACCGGCGTACCGGCTCCAGATGTGCAGCGTGATCGTGCATTCTTCGCCGAAGCGGTCGAACGTGCGGTTCGGCACGCTGGTCACGTCGCCGATGGTGACGTAGGGGAAAGCCTGATCGTTAGGCACGGCGTCGAATACGCCTTTTACCTTAGCCATCAGCGCGGCGTCGGCGATCAGATGAGTGCGGACAGCCGTCTGCAGCGCCCAGAATGCGGAACCGCTCACGGGATCGCCCCCTTTACAGCGGAGCGCACATCGTCGAGGTACTTGTCCCGTTGTTCTTCAGCCGATGGCGTGATAAACGGTTGCGCGGCCATTTTGACTGTGCCGAATTCAAGAAGGTGAGCGTGGGAGCCCTGCGGTCGCGTCGGCCCGACGTCGGCGCCAAGTCCGTCCTTGTCGTACTTAGCCGCGATGCTATCGCGAAGGTTTCCGCTGTCGACCGGAGCGCGTGTCTGGATCGCCTTCCGCAGCGCGTTCGCGTTCTTGCGGACCGCGGAACGGAGATTGACCCGGCTGGCCTTATCGAAGCGATCGAATGCCGCCAGCACGTCTTCCGCTCCGGTGATTTTCACGTCCACTTTAACGCGCCCCATCAGGTGGCCACCTCCCGCTGACAGACCAATTCGATCGTCTCCTCATTCTTGGTGTACGTCCGGACGATATCGTACCGGCGACCACCTTCGCCTGCCGGAAAGCGCAACTTTCGCTCGTCCGAGTAATCGGCGAAGCGCACCTCGAACATAATTTCCGGCTTGAGACCGGCTGCGTGCGCCTGATAATACTCGGACTGTCGAATAGACTTGCGGCTGGCGAACACTTCGCGGAACGTATCCTGCTCGGTATAGCCGCCGCCGCCATCGTCTACTTGTACGATCGCAATCAGATCCAACGTGTCGCGCCACATCATGAGGCATCACCCGCCGCCGTATACTCCTGCGACAGCGTCAGGTGAGCCTTGAGCATGTTATAGGCGTCGCGCAGCCGATCCGCGTCCGGGTTGTCGAAGCCGAAGTTCGCTTTCGCATAGGTAACTACGGCCCGCTTAATGAGTGCGTCAGGAGCCTCGGCGTCGGCTTTGACGGCGAGCACGCCGGAAAGTTTCAAGTCTGCGCGGGACGCGTCGATCAGGTCGGTCACTTCGGAGTCGAATGCGCTGCTGGAAATGCGCAGCGCCAACTTCACGTCATCCAGCAGCGCCATGGTCACCTACTCCTTGTCCGCCGGGTCGTCGGGCACGACTACGGGTTCTTCGGCAACCTTCTCGAGGTAGCCGGCCTTTACGAGTTCGGCGGTCCGCTTGCTGTCGCCTTCGAAGATGTCACCAACGCGATAGGGTTGCCCGGTGTGCTTGTCCTGGAATACTTCGATCACTTTGAACATGTTCGAAGCCCCCCCTTTATACCGCCGCGGCTTTCTTCACGCGGAGGAAGCCGTTCTTCGCCGTGACGTTGCCGCCGAAGAAGCCGCTGCCACGGTGCGCAATCATGCCCTGCTTGAATTTGTAGTCCGTGGAGCGCTGGACGTCCAAGTCCGAGAAGATCGCGAGCGTGTAGTTGGACAACGGTCCGTATGCCATGCAATATTGCCCGGTCGTCGCCGTGCCGAGTGCTTTGCAGGCGCTGTTGATGATGTACGGGACGCCGTCGATCGTTCCGGTGTTGCCGTTGTTCTTAACGTCGTAGACCTTCTTGCCGTCTGCGTCGCGCAGCTTCGCGAAGGCTTTCAGGTCTTTCTTGTTGAGGATGAGCACGGCCACGTCCTCGACGTCTTCATCTCCGCCGTAGGAGTAGATGATCTCGTCGAGCGTTGTCGCGTCGATTGCCGAGATGCCCAGGTCCGTTGCTGCATCGATCGCGGTCGCTGCAGCGGAGAAGATGCCGGCCAAATGGTTCGTGGAACCGTCGCCGATCAGAATCTCGCGAGTGAGCTTTTTACGGACCGCCACTGTGATTCCGTCCATAACTACGCTGTCGTAATCTGCGGCGGGCAGCTTCTGAACTTCTTCGGAATCTTCGGCGTATGCCGTAATCTTGGTTTTCTTAATCGTGGCTTTGTTGAACATCGGTTCGGCGTCGGCATAGTCGGCGCCCTCTGCGGTGTAGTCGCCCGTTCCGTATCCTTCCTGGTACGGTTGTTCAAACGACTCGCCGCCTTTGAGTTCCATCGGCTTGACTCGGTCGATCAAGCTGGATACTTCATTGAACGTCGGGTTGATGGTCGGGCTGTCGTGTTTCGGCAGGACGACGTTGGAGCTGCCGACCGTGACGGACCGGTTCTCTTTCAGCGCTTTTCCGCGTTCCTCGCGAACCTTGCGAGCTTCTTTCTGAGGGTCTTCCTTCACCGGGTTCTCTGCGCCCGGGATTTGGCGTTGCTCGCCGACGTCATTGGCGGCCGTTGCGATGCCTTGGGCCAGCGTCTGCCGCTTTTCGATTTGCTGCAGCTCGATGTCCAGATCGCGGAGTTCTTTCTCCAGTGCGTCGAGGTCGACCGCTTCGGTTCCTTCCAGCAGGGCGCGAATTTCAGCTTTTCGTTTTTCGATTTGTTGTTTCCGATTCACTCGGATCAGCTCCTTTAGAGATAGGTTTTCAAAATCAACTTCCGCCGCCGTTCAGCCGCTGCCGCGACTTCTTTCTCCTTCTCGATCTCCATCTCGAAGGCCGAACGTGCAGAAATGGAAGTGGTATCGTAAGCGGGAATGTCCACCGCCGACACGTCGTACAGTTTCTTGATGCGCAGGATGGTCCGCGTCCGAGTTTCGGAATCATACGACGTTTCCAGCGTCGTATAGGCGTAGCTCATCCGATCGATGTAGCCGCCCTTGATTTCCTCGTAGAGCTTCCGCCCTTCCTCAGTACCGTCGAGCCGAGCACGAATAAAAAGACCCTTGGAGTCAACTTTGAGCTCCAGGGTCTTATTGCGCGTGCGGGCCATTACCTTGCCGCCGTGGTTGTAGTTGAAAATGACGTCGGACATATCTGCGTCACGCAGGGCACCGGGGTCAACTTTTTCCTTGTACTGGATATTGTCGTATTCCCACAGGACCGTTACCTCGTTGAAGCGAACGGCATAGCCCTCGACGTACAGCGCCTCTTCCTCCGTGCCTTCGCCAGCTGCGGCCGCGCGAATTTCGAATTCAAACTCCCGGAATTCGCGGTCCTTCCACCGCGCATTAGGAGTCTCCGTCATCGTCTCCGGCATCTTCTTCTTCACCTCCCTTCGCGGGCATTTTCGTCCCGGCATTCACCTCGGCAGTATCAAGCCGGCGAATCGGTTTGTCCCCGCCTTCGATCGGCGCCATGTTCAGCGCCGCCCGCCATTCGTTCGGTGTCATTGCGCCGCGGTCGACCATCTGCATCAGATTCAGCTTCGTGGTCATGCTGGCGTACTGCAGGCGGTTCGACTCATAGATGATTTCGTTCCCATGCCCCCGCTCGCGATCCGTGAACAATTTGGCCGTCAGCTCGAGCGACAGTTGAATTGCGATCGGTTCAATGACGGATTCATAGAAGGCGTTCCATTCGTCTTCGGAATAGTTGGACTTGATGATCTTCTCGTTGACCCCGAAGTAGGAATAAACCTTGTCCTTGATCTGCGCCATCTGCTTGTCGTCGACCATCTTCGGGTCGCTGTTCAGCGGTACATAATCGGCCTTCGAGTCCGTAGCCGCAACGCCGCCATTATTGGCAATGTCGAGATAATCCTTGACGAACATATCTCGCTGCGCCTTCATGTCATCCGGCTTAAGCATGGTCGTGAATTTCAGAAGTCCCCGCAGGAACGCTGAAGTTTTGACCGCATTCGAAATGCCCTGGTCGGTCGTGCTGATCAGGTCGAGCGTTGGCGTCAGCGCCTTGTCCGATGTCTCGCCGAACAGGTCGTTCCTGTAGAAGAAACGGCGGAGATGAACAAGCTGTGAATATGGCAGCACGACCGATTGTCCGCCGAAGAAACGGAATCTAACGCGCGGGTCGTTGCTGCCATTCGGCGGCTCCAGGAACTCTGCCACAGACGCCGGAACGGGATAAAATGCCCTGACGGACCCGATCTCGTCCCAGTCGATGAAGATGAACGAATTGTTCTGCATGTACAGCAACGTAACGACCTTGTACGTGAAGTCGAATGCACTCATGTACGGATTCGGCCGCGTGGCAAGAAGGGTTTCGATGTTCGATTTCGCTTCCTGTAATCCGTCCGACCGATTCCGAATGTGCTTCGCCCTCAACTTCGCCGCGTTGCGTGCGATCGCATCGACGGAAGCGCGCACCACGTCGCTGTCGTATGCTTCGCCGGAGAAGGGGCTGAACGTTGGGTTGAAGCCGTTCAGCATCCGAAGGAGCGTCTGCTGCTGCTGCGTGGACTCCTTGCGTCCGCCGAAGATCATCTGGAACATGGACCTTTTCTGCAATCTCTCACCCCCTTCAAATGAGTGCCTGATAGTCATCCAAATGGTTAAACAGCACCGTATAGGCGATAAGCAAAGAGACAGCGCCATCGATGCGCCGTCTCTGGTTCTGCCCTTTGATCGGGCGAATATTGTCGTTCTTGTCCCGCTCAACCACGGTGTTCGTAAGGCACCATTTCAGGATCGGGTTGCTGTTGTAGTTAATCAGCTTGGCCGCCAAATCCGCGCCCATCTCCTTCATTGGTTGGCTGAGCGTCTGCGCTCCCTGCCGAATGACCTCCATCTCGAAGCCGCTATTCGCCATCTCGTCCACCCAATACTTCGAGTTCCATGGGTCATAACCGCACCAGACTGGCCTAATTCCGTACTCGTTAACCATCTGGATGTACCAGGCGGTCACATCGCTGTAATTGACCTTGTTGCCCTCGCAGAGCGTCAGCAGGCCGCGTTCGGCCCACAGGTCGTATGGTATCTTGTCTTCTTGGACGCGCTGCTCAAGCAATTCGGCGGGAAGGAAATACTGCTGCAGCACGTACTTCTTCGTACTGCCAGGTTTCATCAGCAGAAGCGTCGCGCAGCTCAGGTCAGTCGTGGCCGACAAGTCCGCGCCACCGACCGCATAGCAATCTCGGATTTCTTCCATATCGAAGGTTTCCGGGTTGTCGACCGCTTCGAACGACAGCCACGCGTCCGCCGAAGTCTCCCGGACGTTGAAGTCCTTCGTCAGCAGATTCTTGACCAGCATCGGATTGGCTTTCGCCTTGTTGACCTTCGTCCGCAGCTGGTCGACGCTCTTGATCGTGCCGAGTCCCGGGTTAGCTTTCGGCCAGTTCTTAGCGTCCGTCCATTCGAGCCGGTTGTCGAGCTCGTAAACAATCGGGAGGAAGTGGTCATCCTTGTAGCCGTCCGGATCGTCTAGGCCATTCAGAAGCATCTCGGCTTCGTCGTACTTCTGGTCGTAGACCGATTCGCGGACGGTGCCGGCCGTCGTGATCATCACGATAAGCGGTTGCTCGCGGGAACTGGTGCCGTCGACGATAACGTCGTACAGATTCTTGTCCTTCCAGGCATGAATCTCGTCCATCATCGCGCCGTGGACGTTCAGACCGTCCAGCGTTTCCGAATCGGAGCCGACCGGCTTGAAGCTGCTATCATTCCACTCGCTAACGAGTTCAGAGACGAGCGGCTTAATTCGGCGGCGGAGCGACGGCGACTTCTTGACCATTCGCTTCGCTTCGAGCCAGACGAGCTTCGCCTGATCCTTCTTGGTCGCCACGGCGTAAACTTCCGCGCCGGGCTCGTTGTCGGCGATTTGAAGGTACAATCCGATGCCGGAGGCGATTGTCGACTTCCCGTTTTTACGAGCCACAACCAGCAGCACCTCGCGATATTTCCGGGTGCCGTCTATGGCATGGACGAAGCCGAAAGTGGCGGCGAGGAACGCCTGCTGCCAGAGCTCAAGGTCGATCGGCCGACCGCCCCACTTGCCCTTCGAGTGCTTGCAGAAGTTCTCAATGAATTCGATCGCATGGTTCGCGCGCTTCGGGTCATAGATGTATTCAGACTTCTGGTCGTAGACGTCAGCAGCTAGCTTCCGGTATATCCGGCGTACTTTGTTGCCGACAGTGACGGTGCCGTTCTCGATCTGCGCCCAATAATCGAGGATCGGGTTATAGGCGAGCGGATAGTTCTTCCGAAGGGCACTCATCGGTTATTCACGAATTCGTCGAATCCATCATCCTTCTGCCCGCCGCCGTCATCGTCCGGTTTCGGCAGCAGATCGGTGAGCTGCTTCATGATCGACATGTGATTTTTGATCATGGAGTTGTAGATTTCGACCTCGGGCGACTTCTTCGTGCCCCACTGGTTGGCACCGTTCTGATACTTGCTCACAGCGCCATCCGTGTTGATCTTCGCCTGCAAGTCTTCCAGCGTAACGACCATGAAAGCGGCGTTGTCGATGAGAGATTCCGCGATCTTCTTCGTTCTCGCATCAAGCTTCGAGAATTGCCGCTTAATCTTCGATTTTGCCGCCGCTATCCGCTTCGATTTTTCATCATCCAACGCCGCTCCCTCCTTTCAAAAATGACCACACCCCCTCACGCGCGCGGCCTGCGTGTTCTTTGAAGGGGCCTGCACCGGTCCCCAAGATGCTTTAGCCCGATAAAGAATGGGGGGGTGGCACTTTCGTAGACTAAAGCACCTCTAGTCCTTTCGGATTCCGAGGTCTGCTTCAATACTGTCGCAAACGCGCAACATTCGGTTGGCGATGTCGGCTTCAATCAGCTTCACCTCACCGAAAGACTTCCACAACTCCGAAAGATATTTCAACTTCAACTCGGTCACAGTTTCGCTTGGTTTAATAACTGAACTACCACCATTCGGCGGGTTATTCATGCTCTCTCTTCTCTTTTTGATCTTGTCCGTGATGAGCGCCTTTACCTCTTCGTTCGTAGCTTCACGTTTAGGATAGATAGCGCCAGAACATTCACTACACCTGCACCCGTCCATGTCTTTACTGACTTCACTCGAGCCACATTCAAAGCATTCGTAAACGAGATACTTCATGACTTCACCTCTCCACTAGATTCCCTTGCTCATCGAACATCAGACCATCAGCAACCGTTCCGCTGCCGTGGTGTTCTTTGTTGTGACAGTCTTGGCACAGCAGTTCGAGTAGCGCATGATTCAGCGAGACGTTCGGATCGTTGATGTTCTGTGGCGTGAGCCATACCTTGTGGTGAACGATCTTGCCTGGTCCACCGCATCTCTCGCATAGACCGTGCCGCAAAATAAAATAAGCGTCACGACAAAGTCGCCACGCCTTCGATTTGTAGAACGCCTTGGCCAAATCTTTCACTTGCCAATCACTTCCACGTTATGGTATTATCAATGGCATGGAAGGGTGGCCGAGCGGTTTAAGGCGCGTAGCTGATAACTACGTAGACTCGAAAGGGTCTCAGGGGTTCGAATCCCCTTCCTTAATTCCTTCAATATCCGGAAGCACCGGTCAGAAAGAGTCGTATGCGGAAGAATCGCTGCGGCTCTTTTTCGTTGTTCCAGATAGAATCAAAAATCATCACCTTGCAACGAATGTTGCGAGGTATATTTCTTTAAATGTTTCTTTAATACTTTCTTTAGGCACCCTCGCTCTATAGTAGGAAAAATTTCAACCGTCCTCGTTTTAGCGGACAGTACCGTCCTCTAATTAGCGGACAGTGCGTACCTAAATTAGCGGACAGTTGCGAGGGGCAAAAATAGCACGTTCGAAACGCCGCAAAGCCTTGATCTTATGCGGCTTTCACTCTCAAACCGTCCCTATTTTAGCGGACACCCGAAAACTGTACCTAAATTAGCGGACAGTTGGAGCGTGGCCGAGGGCTCGAACCTCGACTTTGGTTTGCCACCCGGGAGTAGCCGAAGCTGGAGCCCAGGAACTTGTTATCCCGTGTTTGCCGCTGACACTACCACGCATGATGATAGGTGCGACCATTTTTGACGCTGGCCGCGTGCGCTGCCGATCCGAACCTTAACGCCTGGCATCGACGCCCAAGAAGGGGATCCCCGTTCCGCGGCTTTGCCCCGCTGCGGAATGTTGTATGGGAATGATTGGGGAGGAACGGAGTAAACGAAATGAGAGCCCTATAAGCAGGCTCTCCGGAACAAGAATGATTAAGAGCGCCGGACCCAACGGCGCTCAGGGTCAAGGAATCGAGTGGTGTTTCACCGCAAAGAAAAAAGCCACCGCATAAGCGAATGGCTTCTCGAGCGCCGGCGGGCCGCTTCCGGCAGCGCATATGGTTGGGGCGTTCACGCCCTCGCGGTGTCCTCTGTTCGATTTCTCGATGATACAAATATATCACGTTCAAAGTCCAACATCTTGCACGGTACTCATTTCGTTTTCTCTTATTTGCCATTCGAGTTAAAAATTATCTAACCGTTCAAGGCGTAGCCGCTCATTCAGCAGGCTTTTGTACTGTATCAGACGCGGGAATCTGTAGCAACTCCCTCGGCGGCTTGTGCGGCGGCGCAACTGGTCGAAGCGCAGCGCGCTGTACTCGTTCGCCTTGCGCGTGTAGAATCGGATGCGATCAACGCTCGTTTTCAT